TCCCATGGGAGAGCGTGCTTCTTGACGCGGAAGGGGGTTCGGATGGCTTCAGCAAACGTCTTAAAACGCTTGGCGATCTTCCAAAGGGGGGGAGCCCCCTTCGGAGCTTCATGGAGGTCTCCATAAAGCTCGAATCGCCCAGCGCAGTAGGCGTCCAAGGCATCCTGGAGCGAATGGGGAAGCTTGGGGTCCCGGGCGATCCCTAAGGGATTCCCCGGGTCACCGAGCACCTTCTCCGCTTCGGAGCCGCTGAACCCATCGAGAGAGGACGGGTAGTACTCCCGGAGGAAGAGGACCGTTTCCTCCACTTTCGCCGCAACCGTTCGATCTGGGTCTAGTGCCCAGACGAAGGATGCGATGTGAACGTGAAGGAACGCTTTCAGGGATAGATCATCCCTGAGGAGCGCTTCCCAGACGGCCTTTCCTGCTCCCGTGATCGCACGGAATCGACCATGGGCATCCGCCAATCCGTATCCCCCGAGTTCACGGGGGAGGAATGGTTCGATGCCCTGGCGAATCAGTGCACGAACGGGCTTCCGGAAGAAATACCCTGCGACCCAAAAGGCATGGTCGAACTCTGTTTTACGCGAAGGCTCCCCTGCGTGGAACCAAGAAACACCGGTTTCGGTCCCGGAACCGATGTTCCACCACGGGGGGATCTGCCTCTCACCGGGACGCGTGCGCTGAGCGCCCGTGACAAAACGCGAGGGGAAGTAGTCGTAAAACGACGGCTTTCCCTCGCGGACCCGGAAGATGCACTTCGTGTAGAAGCCCCACTCCTTAGACGCGAAATGCGCGCCTACGGAGATGACGGCTCCTACAGAGTTCAACAGGGCCTCGAAATTTCGGGCCCTCCTAACGGAGGACACTGCGAGTTGATCGTCCCCGCACCGGATCACGGTGCTCTCCCCGGGCTTGACCGTCGGGACCTTAAAACCCCGAAAGTCAGACAGCCTCGCGGAGAGGACCGCGCCCTGGTACGCGTCGATCTCGTCCGCCAGACGCCACAGGAAGATGTTGTGCAGGTTCAATACCGACCAAGACGTCGGGTCTCCCATAAGGATCCCGCGCCGGGTCGATCGAACCCGCTCAACACCCCCCTTGCGGCGGTAGACCAGGGTGACCGGGCGGAAGGTTTCCCTCCCGAGCTCCCTGATCAGCGGCGGACAATCCGCAGTGAATCCCTCGTAGAGTGAGGCACAGAGTTCCTTCGAAAAGTTGTCAGTCGCGGCGGTGAGGTCCAGGGAGTTAATCTCCCAGTCCTCCCGGCCCGCGAAGGCTGTTAGCCCACGCCACAAAGTGCCCGTTGGCCCCCTCCTCTTCCCCAAAAGGTAGAGAGAGGGAATCTCCGGACAGCGACCCAACATATTGAACAGCCAGAGCCGCGGAAGGTGCATTAGGGTTCCCCACGCGCCACAGTTTACTGTGACGGGTCGGGTTTTGAACCCTTGCTCCAAAACCGCGGAGACACGGACCTCCCGCTCCTTCTCGGTTCGGCGGAATCGCACGAAGACCTCTCCGCACTCAAGACAATGGGTGCGGTAGACGGTCTCGTGCGAGCAATGCCGATCCTTCGGGCGGAGGGCCCCTTCGAAGGAAGTCTTATCCAGGACCATCGGGAGTGTGCAGAAGCCCTGAGCGCGTAGGTCCTCGAGGCAAGCGTGCAGCAAGACCGCACGCTTTCCGGCGTCCGTAAGGACGCCCTTCACCTCGAAGGCCTTGCGCCAAGGGCTCGCCTGGAGCTGCTCCTTGATCCACTTCGCCCTCCCACCTTGGGCGATCGTGTGCTCGAGGCACGCGGTCGCCGAAGAGGGGAGGTCGAGGTCGTCAGGGAGCGGTCCCAGGCGAGCTAGCTCCTGCGCGAACCCGGTGGCCCAGTCGCGCGCGAACCCCAAAATCGGGGTGCAGTCGGGAGAGTCCGCCGTTAATGTTTTCTTATGTTTTTCGAGGGCGGCCTCCACGGACTCTTCGCAGGGGAAGGGGAAAGAACGCTTCATCGCGTATATCATCGCGAGCGTCTTTTCCCGCTTCTCTGCGGTGGAGATCCACGCTGCGGGGCACCATCTCGTGAGCACCGTCCGGTCCCTCGAGTTATAAGGTAAACTCTGAGGGACCGCCGGTAAACTCTCGGGATGGTTGCTCTTCACGAGTTCCCAGAGGGCGTGGTCACACCACGCCTTAAGGAGCTTTTCCCCGTTTGGAGGGTTCTCCATTACACGCGCAAAATTGCTAAGCAACCGATTAAGCCGGTTTACCCGGGTAACCCGGGGGTGGGAAACGAGCGTCGGGTCATGGAGCACGAAGGAGGCGACGGCGGCCTTTATGACCGCCCACGCCCTCCGTGTTCGGCCCGAACTCGCACCCCGCATATAGCGGGGGAGCTGCAACGTGGGCCATTTCTGGTGCCAAGTTGCGCCGGACTCTGGCTCAGCCAGACGCATGAAGCTGTACTTCATGCGTTTAGGGTGAAC